AACTTAGAGTTTTTGCTCCAGTAATAGTAAGAGGAGAAGAAGACAAAGGAGTTAGGTTTTATGAATTTGGTAAAATGGTTTATCAAGAACTATTAGGTGTAATGGCTGACGATGATTATGGTGATATTACAGACATCCAAAAAGGACGTGATGTTACAGTCGAAGTAATCCCAGCAGCAGAAACAGGTAAAATGTTTAACACAACAACAATCCGTGTTAAACCAAACCAAACAGCACTAATAGATGATGCTACAAAAGCAGAAGGACTTTTAACAAATCAAAAGGATTTAGTTTCTTTATTTAAGAAATATTCATTTGAAGAAATGAAAGGTGAATTACAAAGTTACTTAAAACCATCTGAAGAAGATGGTGGTAAACAAACTGAAGTAAAAGCTGCACCTTCTAAAGGTAAGCAAAATTTAGATAGTAAACTTGACGAATTATTTGATTAATGGCAAAGAAAAAAGAAGAAGATACAAATAGAGATGAACTAACAGGGCTTATTGCAGATTCATTGAACAAAAAGTTCAATAAAACTCATCATAGAGTTGCATATTTCCTAGATGGTAGTGAAGATTCTCCTACCGATGTAAACGATTGGGTTTCCACAGGATCTACAGTGTTAGACCTGGCCATTTCGAATCGCCCTAATGGTGGATTTCCCGTGTCCAAAATCGTTGAAATAACAGGATTAGAACAAAGTGGTAAGTCCCTGTTAGCGTCTCACATTATAGCAAACACACAGAAAAAAGATGGTATTGCGGTATACATTGACACTGAATCATCTTTAAATGCACAATTTTTACAGGCAATTGGAGTTGACGTTGAAAAAATGGTTTATTTACCATTAGAGACAGTTGAGGACATTATGGATGCAATTGAAAATATTATCCTTAAGGTACGAGAAAAGAACCCAAACAAACTTGTAACTATTGTTGTAGATTCAGTAGCCGCAGCTACCACTAAAATTGAGTCAGCCGCTGATTTTGAAAAGGATGGTTATGCCACTCAAAAGGCAATCATTTTATCTAAAGCGATGCGTAAAATTACTAATTTAATTGGTAAAGAAAAAATACTTTTAGTATTTACTAATCAATTAAGACAAAAGATGGGTGCAATGCCATTTGCTGATCAATATACTACTTCTGGTGGTAAAGCTCTACAATTTCATGCTTCAGTTAGATTAAGATTAAAACAAGTTGGGAAACTTAAAGATAAAATTAATGGAGTAGATGAAGTTGTAGGCTCAGAAGTTGAAGCAATTGTTGTAAAAAATAGAATGGGTCCACCAAACCGTAAAATTCGATACAATGTCTTTTATAGACAAGGTATAGATGATTTTGGAGGTTGGTTAAAATTAATGAAAAATTATAAAGTTTGTAAACAATCAGGCCCAATTTGTAAATACACAGACACCGAAACAGGTGAAATAGTAACTTTTTCAGGTAAAGAATTAGAATCTTTATGTAAAGAAAGACCTGAAATTAGAAAAGCTATGTACAGAGACACTTGTGAAGCTTATGTTATGAAATACCAACATGAAGAACCTCAAGACTTAGACCCAGACATTGAAATTGATGAAACTGGGTTATAATGGAAGATATATTTAGTTTATTAGATAACGTTAAAAAGAACGATTCTTTAAATGTTAATGATAGAGTACTGATTGTAGATGGATTAAATTTATATTTAAGAGTATTTGCAGTAAATGGTGCTTTAAATGACAATGGAGTCCCAGTAGGCGGTTTAACAGGTTTTTTAAGATCTTTAGCTTATGCTATTAGAGAAGTAAACCCAACTAGAGTAATCATAGTTTATGATGGAGCTGGTGGTAGTCAACGTAGAAGAAAAATACACCCTAACTATAAAGCTAACAGAAAACCAGGTAAACGAATTACAAGGTGGGATGCGTTTAAAAATGCCACTGAAGAAAAAGAATCAATGAAAATTCAATTTTCAAGATTAATTGAATATTTAGATTTTCTTCCTATTAATGTTATTTCAATAGACAAAATAGAAGCAGATGATACTATTGCTTATATTGCACACACATTATTAGACAAAGAAGTTACTATAATGTCTGCAGATCAAGATTTTTTACAATTAGTAAATGATAGAATCACTGTATGGAGTCCAACTAAAAAGAAGTTTTATACCCCTCGAATGGTAGAAGCTGATTATGGGATACCGGCTCACAATTTTTTAATGTATAAAGTTTTAATGGGTGACAAATCTGATAACATCGAAGGTGTTAAAGGATTAGGACCTAAAAAATTACCTAAAATAGTTCCAGATCTTTTTACTCAAAGTACCCTTGATCTTGATTTCATTCTGGAACATGCAGGTAAAGGAGAAGAACCTATGCATAAAAGAATTAGTGAGTCGGCAGACCAACTCCAACTAAATGAAGAATTAATGGATCTAAAAAATCCACCAGTATCTGGAGAATTAAAATTAAGAATAACAAGATTAATAGAAGCACCAATAAATTTGCTTTCCCGAAATGATTTTATTATAATGTATAATGATGATCAATTAGGAAATGCTATTAAAGCACCTGATTTATGGTTAAAAGAACATTTTATTAAATTAAATACATTCGCAAAACAAACACATGAGTAAATTAACTCAATACGGACATTCATTTCAGACTAAAGCCATTGGGATTCTAATAACTGACAGAGACTTTCTACAACAAATTGCAGATATAGTTTCTCCAGATTATTTTGATAATGATGCTGGTAAATGGATTATTCGTAAAACACTCAGCTATTACAACGAATATAAAACAGTTCCTACTATGGAAGTGTTTAAGGTAGAACTTGAAAATTTAAATAAAGAACTACAAAATGTGGCTGTTAAAGATTTACTTAAACAAGCATATAAAGCATCAAAAGCAACTGACTTAGGTTTTGTTAAAGATACGTTTTTAGATTTTTGTAAAAACCAAACATTAAAAGGTGCATTAATGAAATCAGTTGATTTATTAGAGTTAGGAGATTATGATGATATTAGAAATTTAATTGATGGTGCTTTAAAAGCAGGAACAGAAAGAGACATAGGTCATGAGTATATAGCAGAATTAGAAGATAGATTTAGAGAAGAAGCTAGAAATACTGTTGCTACACCTTGGCCACTTATTAATAATCTTTTAGGTAAAGGTTTAGGACAGGGTGATTTAGGTTTAATAGCAGGAGGACCTGGTGGTGGTAAATCATGGGCTTTAATAGCATTAGGAGCCCAAGCTGTAAAATTAGGCTACACAGTTATACATTATACTTTAGAATTAAGTGAAAAATATGTAGGTAGAAGATATGATGCTTGTTTTACAGAAATACCTGTAGGAGATATTACTAATTTTAAAAAGGAAGTAACAGAAAATTTGTCAACTTTACGAGGTGGTCTTTATATTAGAGAATATCCAGCAGGACAAGCAACAGTAAATACTATACATGCACATTTAGAAAAATGCATCCAGCAAGACATTCAACCAGACTTAATTATTGTTGATTATGCTGATTTGCTTACTTCTAAATCAAGTAAAGAAAAAAGAGACAAACTAGATGACATATACACTAGTTTACGTGGTTTAGCTACTACAATGAAGGTACCTATTTGGACAGCTTCACAAGTAAATAGATCAGGAGCAAGAGAAGATATTATTCAAGGAGATAGAATGGCAGAAAGCTATTCTAAAATGATGATTACTGACTTTGCAATGTCTTTAGCTAGAAGTGCTGAAGACAAAGAAAATGGCACCGGAAGGTGGCATATTATGAAAAATAGATATGGAGCAGATGGTATAACTTATGATTCAGTTATGGATACTGCAATAGGAAAGATAGAAATAAATATGAGAGGAAATAATAGACCACAACAAACTAACAGTGAAGATCTTTCGCCTGCACAGCGAAGAAGAGGACAAAGAGCTTCCAACGAGTTTTTTGGATTTTAGCGGTTTTTTAAGTATATATTGTATTTATCTCCACACAAAGGGGTTTTTTACCCCCTTTTTTAACCTTAATAATTAAATTTAACAAAATAATAGAATGAACATCTCACAAGAAATTTTATCAGACATCGTAGTTTACAACAAATATGCAAAGTATATCCCATCTAAACAAAGAAGAGAAACATGGGAAGAATTAGTAAGTAGAAATAAAAAAATGCATCAGGAAAAATTTCCTAAACTAAAAGAAGAAATTGAGGATGTTTATAAAATGGTATATGATAAAAAAGTTTTACCTTCAATGCGTAGTTTACAATTCGCAG